CGCGATTCACCGTTGCGAATGTAACTGTCCAGGGGCAACGTGGAAATCGTGTCGGCGATAAGACTGACCGCGCTAAATACTGCATTGACCTGCAGGATGGTTTTCTCGTCAATGTTTGTCGCTGACAAGTTACCGAAGGCGATGTCATCCCCGGACTCGAACACGGTTTGAAAGTCAATGGCGCGAGATTCGAAAAAGCGTTCGAACAAGTTATCTCCTTAGCGCAATGCCGATGAGGATAGCGAAACAGCCGCCGACAATGAGGCCAGCGGGAATCGACAAGATTGTTGCGCCTGCAGTAATGAGCGCGGCACCTGAAACCTGTAGGACTGTCGACATGTCACCTATCCGAAGAACTGTGGGACTACTTCTTCTATTCTAGCTTGTGTTGCTCTATCGTAGGCGAGGACAGCGGCTACTGCCGCGTCAATCTTGCGGGGCGAGTTGCGTTTCTCCTTCACAATCCGCGGCCCGAGCGAGTCGATTTTCGTAACAGCGTTTTCCAAATGGCGGGCAAGTGTCGGGTCTGAGTCGTGTTGGATCCGATGCTCGACGACAGCGTCGTAGAACTTAGCGCAGGCTGGAACCATTCGCCGCGGTGAAGTAGAAGGCCATTCCACTACTGGCAGGCCCGCGTTTTCTAACACGTCCATCGACCGTTGCCATCTAAACGGGTCGCATGCAATCTCACGAACTTTTGGATGGTCACGGCAAAACTGCATGATGGTTTCTTCAACGTCTTGAATGTCTACCCGCCAGTCGAGTTCATCATCTTCGGTCTTTTCCCACGCCTTCACTAGGAACATGCGGGGGAGATCTCCGTCGTCTTTGGGCATCGTGCACCCTACAATTACTGACGCATCTCCGCTGAAGGATCCGTCAAACCCGAGCACTATTTCGTCGTCTGGGGTGATGGTGAAGTCAGCGGCGCATTGTTCCCAGCTTCCTGATGGGAGCCATGAAATCGCGCTCGACACCCACTGGTTGCAACGTTTCGTTCTGAACTCTGCTTCGGGGGTTCGTTTGACGGCTGACATGAAATCAGACTCTGCGTTGAGGTCTCCGTAGCCTGGGTTGGCGGCGCGTAATGTTTCGGGGTCTCGATGGTCTGCGTCGTCTGCGGCTTCCCACCAAGCCATGTAGAACGACGGGTCATCTAGTTCGCCGCGGGCGATTTGCTTGCCGTAGTTGTAGAGACTGTAGGCGATGGAGTCGCGACCGGTGCTGTCTGACTTCACCCCTGCAGTAGTGATGGCGACGAGGCTGGACTTGTTGCCACGTGCTCCCATAGCCAAAGACATAACATCGAACAGTTCGCGGTTCGGCTGAGCGTGGAGTTCATCGAAAATGGTGAACGTCGGCGACAGGCCTTCTTTTGAATAGGCTTCCGCGCTGAGCACCCGATAAACCGAGTTCGCTTGTTCGAAATGAATCGCGTTGCGGTAAATCTTGACCATGTTTGCCAGCTGTTCGTTTGCTTCGACCATTTTCACCGCGTCACGAAAAACGATACGGGCCTGTTCGGTTTCAGCGGCGACGGAATACACTTCGCCACCCTGCGGCCCCATAATCAAAGACTGCAGGGCAAGGATTGATCCGAGCGCGCTCTTGCCGTTCTTTCGGGGCATACCAATCAGGCTGATGCGGTGGCGTAGGCCGCCATCTTCCCAAGCAAAAATGTGGCGTAACAGTTCACGTTGCCAGTCACGTAATTGCAAAGGTGAACCGGCAGGACCAGCTACCGAATCTTTCGTAATCAGTCCGAACCGGTCTGCAAAGTCAATGACGAGCGGCGCATAGCTATTCGCTAACGCTTCATCAGGAACCGGCGTTGTCCACCTCGGAGGCCATGCCGTGAGCTTTGCTTCTTGCAATGAGTTCCTCCACTTCGTTGCGGGCCTTCACCCGCGCTACCCCGAGTCTAGTTCTGTCTGTCGGTGTAAGCCCGAGCAGAGACAGGTTTTCCACTATTTGCCCCTGCAGTCGGTCCACACGGCGGCCGATAGACAAATCCTGGTCCTGCATCGCCTTAATGCGAAGGTTCCACCGTTCATCTATCATCTCGCATGTCAGCAACAAAATTTCTAAATCAGTATGAGGGCTGATCCAATCTGCACCGAGTTCCCAAACCCTGTCCCACAGTTCCCGCCCAGGCTGAAGCAAAGGGCGTGGCGGTTCAGGCACTTCGTTAGCGCGGGGCAAATGTTGCAGTTCACTATCTTCAGGCAAAGGCCGCCTGCCAGGATTGCCTAGTTTCTTTTTCTGCTCAATGGGTTTCGGTGGTCGTCCCGCGGGCATCGACTACACCTCCCCTAGAGCGGTCGGCAGGGATCGCACCTGCTCCTCGGTAACGGAATTACCGCGGCTTGCTTCTAAGCCCTCGACCGCATTGCTATACGGTAGCGCAATTTTTAAAATTTTGCGGCGCATAGGTTTATCAAGTGGGTATAGGTATCGTAGTTTGGGCGCAGTCAATACGACCTGGGCGTTTGGATCCAAGTTGTCGCGCACCCAGTCGATTGACTGAATGCCTCCCATTGCTCCGACGCTACGCGGGTGTGTTTTCTTCCCGTGGATTTGGAAGAACTTGGCTCCGGGACTATAGCCGGTGAATATCCAGTTGCCTGCCTGGTAGATGCCTCCCTTGTGTCCTTCATCAGGGTCGGCGAAACTCACCACAAGCCTTAACCCTGGACTGTGCTCTTTCAGCTTCCGTAAGGCGATGGCAACCATTTGAGAAACAGGCGCGACATGTTCTGTGAGTGCTACCCGGACAAGTTCACAGCATTCGTATTGCGTTAAACCATATGGTCTTGGCAGGTTAGGTGTTGCACCCCTGCCGAATAGGATCACACCTTTAAACTTGCCGGACTCCCACACGCCGAACTTCGTCAGCTTCCCGACCGGCATTGTCCGGGAATAGTGCCAGTTTTCCACCGCGTATTTTGCGGCTTCATGTGTGGCGGCCGCTACCTCAAGCATGGTTAGGGTTCCCTAAGTTTCGGCGGGTCGGTTGCCATCTGCAACACTTGTCGACGCATCGGCTTATCTAACGGGTAAACGTAGCGGTGCTTCGGCGGCACGGTTCGCTTCATCCCGGTCTTACGGTCAGGGTGATAGAACCCGCCGCGGTTATGCATCCATCTGCCATTAATGAAAAACTGAGACTGCTCTTGCGTCTCTCCCGTATATATCCAATTGCCCGCCTGGTATACCCCGCCCTTATGTCCCTGCACAGGATCAGCGAACGAGACGACCACACGCAAGCCCGGGTTGGATCCCTTCAACATTTTCAACGCCTGGGCAACAATCTGCGACACAGGCGATTCATGGCTTGTGAGAGCAACACGGGTCAGTTCACATAGCTCGGTATGGTCCAACCCGAACTGTCCACCGAGACGCGCTGACGCTCCCGGAGAAAAAATAACGACACCGATGAACTTGTCGTTTTCCCAAACCCCATATTTCACCAGCTTGCCGGATGGGAGCACCCCGGCGTAATGCCATCGTTCGACCGCATACTTGGCCGCCTCATGGCTCGCTGGGGCGAGCACAAGTTTAGTCAACGGCCCGAGGTTGCCCGCTCACCATCTCGAACAAACCATCGCAGTGGGGGCAAACATGTCGCACCCGTTCATCCAAAGACGGGTTAGTGTCCTCACTCACCGGCAGAAAATCCAGCACGGGAGCCGCCTCGAAACCAATAGTCTCAATGTCAAAATCGGACTCCTGCAAGTCCTGCAGTTGTTCAGCCAGCGCAATCTTGTCCCAGTCCGAAAGTTCCGAACTTCGATTATCCGCTAACGCAAACGCCTTCACTGTGTTTTCATCCCAATCAGATGGCACCTTCACGACAGCGATTTCCTGCCAGCCAAGTGAACGGGCCGCCTCTAACGTGCCATTCCCGGCGACGACCATTAAATCGTCAGTGACGACAATCGGTTTACGTTGCCCGAACTGCTCGAGCGAAGCCGCAATCACCGACAGGTTTTGTTCGTCATGCTTCCGCGCGTTATTCGGGTCGGGCGTCAGCGATGAAATCTCCACATTCTCTAAGTTCATGCTTGAAGCC